TAGATTTATACAAATCACAATCAATATTAATAAACGATAAATGCTTCTTATGATCTTTCTTCCAGATAGGTATCGTATCATCGAACAAACCTTCATGCAGTACAACATTCGGTACAACTTTTGGTAAACCATCTATGGCAAAGTGTCCTTCTTCTACAACTTTATGTCCCATGAACCATTTCTCAGGCAAACCTTTAAAACTATCGAACCCATGAAACGTAACTTTCTTATTAAGGTTCGCTAAATAGTTTATTGACTTACCTTCGTATACTCCAAACTCTGTGTAGTGTCCGTTAGGGTGTTGTATGTTTTGCATGCAGAAGTTATATTCCATCATTCGATGGTCTAAAAGTATCATGGGTTGGTATATAAACTCTTCTGGTCTCATTGTTCTCTAAACTTATTTACAAAATGTTGGGTTACTTTTGAAATCTTATCGTAGTAATCGTTTTGTTCGGCCCATTCAATAAACTTACTGTACTCTTCCTTAGACATTGGTTTGTCTTTATCTATAAAGTTAGAGTTGATATGTTCATTACTAAACCATACGGTTAGTATCTGTGGTTTATTCATTTAAAATCTCCTAATTAAATAAAACTTGATAATAAACAAATACTTGCATCCTGTCAATTACTTGTTTATATTGATTATACCAGCAGATCCACCTAGAAACGTCCTAGTATTCTAGGTTTAAAGCTACATTTGTCTCCTACAGCTTTGGAATCCTGGTATTTGAAGAGAAGGGAGAGATGGTTGTGGGTTATTGTCCTCCCTTCAAAGCTTTAGAACTATGACAAAGAAAAAAGTACACATACTTTACGGAAACATGACGGAAGAAGAGCTGATTAACTTGCATAAAGTTAAGAAAGAGGCGAGAATATATGGAGGCGGTACAGAATTAAAAGAAATACAAGCCGAATTAGAAAGACGTAGACTAAGAAGACTAGAAAAAAAGAACCCAGAGGAGTATAAAAAGAGAATGTTAGAAAAACCAGAAGACAATAACGTAAAAGTTCCTACATTTCGTGGACTCACAGCTATGCAAGAGAAATTCTGCATGGAATTTGCAGGCCACGGCGATGAAGTTAAGGCATATTTAGCAGCAGGCTACCAACCAGACAAGAACGATGCACGAACTAGGGCCAAAGCTAGAGTAATTATGAAGAATGACAAGGTTATGGAGCGAATCAAAGAATATCAAGACGAAGCCGTAACTAAAATTACATGGACAAAAGAAAAAGTTCTAGAAAGACTAGCTAAAGTTTACAGTGAAGCCATGCAAGACAGTGATTTTACAAATGCGAACAAGTCAATGGAACATATTGCCAAACATCTCGGTATGTTTGTAGACAAAGTAGAACAGACTGTAAAAACAACTGGCTTTGAAAGTGGTAATAAGAAGAAAGACGTAGAAAGACTTGTAAAGATTGCAGGTCTAAAAGTCGTATCGTCAAACGATGAACCTAAAAAGTAATGAATCTATAAGCGACGAGGATATTGCCAAGCTTAGACACCTTGCATTTCAAAATGTTCGTGATAATTTCTCTGGTTTCATAGAAGCCTTTGCACCTAAACTTGTAGCTGACTTTAAAATGGGTAGACACATAGATGTTATTAGTAAAAAGCTACAACAAGTCGAAGAAGGTTCTATTAAAAGATTAATGGTATTCTTACCACCTCGTAGTTCTAAATCCCTTATCTGTTCTAAACTATTTCCTGCGTGGTATCTTGGTCGCCACCCTAATCATGAGATACTATCGGTATCACACAGTGACCAACTCGCATCTGACTTTGGTAGAAGTGTTAGAGATGTGGTTAACGATCAAGATTATCAATCAATCTTTGAAGATGTAAAACTTAGATCCGATGTTAGGGCTGCGGGTAAGTGGCAAACAAATAAGAACGGTGTATATGTAGCAGCTGGTGTACGAACACAGATAGCTGGTCGTGGTGCGCATGTAGCTTTACTTGATGATGTAATGTCAGAGGAAGATGCCTTCAGTGAAGCAGGTAGAAGATATATTAAAGAATGGTATCCAGCAGGTTTACGGACAAGACTTATGCCGAATGGTTCTATAGTTATTATTAACACTCGATACCATGAAGATGATATCTGTGGATGGTTATTATCAAATCAAAGTGACGATGATAATAAATCTTTAAACTGGGAAGTTATTCGTATACCCGCATGGGTTGACGACAACAGTAGTAAAATATTAAATCTACCAGTTGGTGAATCATATTTTCCAGAATGGAAACCAAGAGAGATATTAGAAAACGATGAGGCAGAAATTCGCAGACACAACGGTTCACGATATTGGGAATCGTTATATATGCAGAATCCTGTACCAGCCGAAGGCGGTATACTTAAAAAATCGTGGTTTCAAATATGGGAAGACAAAGATCCACCTCAATGTGACTTTGTAATACAAACAATGGATACAGCATTCTCTACACGAACAACTGCCGATTATAGTGTTATGCAGACATGGGGTATATTTGTTACTGTAGAGAAAGATAGCGAAGGTGTTGAGCATGATGTCGGTAATTTAATATTACTTGGAAGTGTTCGAGGTCGTTTTGAATATCCAGAGTTAAGAAGTAATGCACAAGATGCATTTGATGAACACAAGCCAGACATTATAATAATAGAAAAGAAAGCCAGTGGGCAATCGCTAATACAAGATTTACGGAGAGCAGGTTTACCAATACTTGAATATACTCCAGATCGTGATAAAGTAGCAAGAGCCTATGCCGCATCACCTTTGATTGAATCGGGTCGTGTTTGGTTACCGAATAAATTGTGGGCGCAAGTATTATTTGACGAAGCAATTAGTTTTCCAAATGCAGCGCATGACGACCAAGTAGATGCAATGGTTATGGCGATACATTATATGAAAGATTCTTGGCACTTGCAACATCCCCATGATCCGTATTATAGTGATAATGACAATACTTATAAAAAAAATAAGGCAACCTATTGGAAGGTCTAATTAATTATGGCAATAGAAAAAAACCCAGACGATATATCAACCCCTATAGAAGTAGCAAAAGAAAAGATTCAAAACCAATCTCAAGCTTTAGGTATAGATGTAAATATAAAAGAAGAACAGGAAGAAGACCTCGCCGTCAATGTAGATCCTAATACTGGTGAGGTAGAAATAGATTTAAACGAAGACAGTGGTAAGGTACTAGCTTCAATCAGTGAAGACTTCTATACGAATCTAGCTGACTTAATGGAAGAAGAAGATTTAGAAGACATAGCTCAAACAGTTATGGATAACTTCACATCTGATAAAGATTCACGAGAAGAATGGGAGCAGACATTTGAAAGAGGATTTGATTTACTTGGTTTAAAATTAGAAGAAACTACAGAACCATTTGATGGTGCATGTACAGCAACTCATCCATTAATTATAGAGAATGCCGTCAAGTTTCAATCCAAAGCATCACAAGAATTATTTCCAAGTAAAGGTCCAATTAAAACTCAAATGGTTGGATCACCAACACCAGAGAAAGAGAAACAAGCACAGCGTGTAAAAGATTTCATGAACTATCAAATTACCGAGGAGATGCCAGAGTATTTTGATGAGTTTGAAAAAATGTTATTTCACCTACCATTAATTGGTACAGCAGTTAAAAAAGTTTATTACGATGAAACATTAGGACGACCTATATCAGAGTTCATACCTATTGATCAGTTTCACGTATCTAATTTAGTATCCGATCTTCGTCGTGCCGATCGTTATTCACATATTATCTATCGTTCTGAAAATGATTTGAGAAAAGATATGGATGCAGGTATGTATAGTGAAATAGACTTAGGAGATCCAGAGCAAACTGATAGAGGTAACATTACATCTAAAGCAGAGCAGATTATGGGACTATCGGCATATGATGAAAATCCGTATGACCCAAGCTATGTATTAATTGAACAACATTTATATTTAGATTTACCAGAACCATTCAACAGTCCAACTGGTGTAGCTTATCCATATATCGTTACAATAGATAAAAGTTCTAAGAAGGTTCTTAGTATTCGTCGTAACTGGAATGACGGTGATCCACGATTTGTAAAGAGAGAACACTTTGTTAGTTACAAGTTTGTACCAGGTTTTGGATTCTACGGACTAGGTTTAATTCATTTCCTTGGTAATTTAACAATGTCAGCTACAGCCGCAATGAGAGCATTGATTGATGCAGGTCAATTCTCTAATTTACCAGGTGGTTTCAAAGCCAGAGGTGTTAGAGTTGTTGGAGATAATTCTCCGATAATGCCGGGGGAGTTTCGTGATGTTGAGTCAACGGGTTTAGATTTGGGCAAATCCATTGTTCCTCTTCCCTATAAAGAACCGTCTCAGACTCTTTATCAAATGCTAGGCTTTGTAGCCACTGCTGGTCAGAAATTTGCTGACACGACAGATCAAGTAGTGTCTGATGCAACGAACTACGGTCCTGTTGGCACGACATTAGCATTATTAGAAGCATCAGGTAAGTTCTTTTCAGCAATTCACAAACGACTCCACAGGTCTCAAAGAGACGAGTTTAAAATATTAGCTAGAATAAACAATGAGTTTTTACCGACTGCTTATCCTTATGATATTATAGGACAGTCTGCCGAAGTATTCAAGCAAGATTTTGATGGCCGTATCGATGTACTTCCTATTAGTGATCCGAATATCCCATCGAACTCACATAGATTAGCGCAAGCTCAACTGATGTTACAGTTGGCTTCACAGTCACCTCCAGGAACTTTCAATATGCCAGAGGTAAACAAAGCGGTTCTTGCCGCAGCTAACGTCGATAGTCCAGAGCGATTTATGAATGCGCCTCAACAGGCAGTCCAGCAGGATCCTCTCGCTGATATCATGTCGGCTACACGTGGACAGCCAATCAAAGCATTTCCAGGACAAGACCACAATGCTCACATCGCCGTGAAGACCTCTTACTTACAAGACCCGCTAAATGGTGCCAACCCTATTATGAAACAAGTAGAACCAATTCTAATGGCTAATGTCAGAGAACATATGGTTCTAAGATTCCAAGAACAGATGGGTGGACTAATGAAAGCGCAAGAGGGTCAAGTAGACCAAGGCGCTAGTCTAACTATGATTATGGCAGAGTCAGCCAAACAGATTCTAACAGCAAACCAGTTAGCAGCGCAAGGTGGATTAGATAGCATAGAGCAACAGAACTTAGACATTCAAAAACAATCTATGATAAATAGACAAGAACGTGAAAATAAAGAACTTGCTCTTGAAGAAAAGAAGATTAATATAGATGCTATGGTTGAAGCAGCTAAGATAGAAGAAGGTAAAAAACAAAAAGACGATAATCTTACAGCAAAGGTAGTCATGGATCTTTTAAAAATAGTTGACAAACAAAAACTTCAAGAGGGGGGAGTCGTCGTACAACAACCAGGTGCAGCCGAGTCTTTTAAACAAGCCGCCGATTTAGCAGTGAAAGAACCAATATCTCAACCACAGAACTTTTTAGAACAGGCTTTCGAAGCTCAAGGTATAGATCCTCAACGAGCTTATAAAGAGCAGATGGCTCAAGAGCAAATGACTCAAGAAGTTATAACACCACCGAGTGAAGAGACTGTATCTTTACAGAACATTCAAGGAGACTTACAACAAACAGAAGAACCATTAAAGGAGTTAGACATTATGAAACAAATGAGAGAACTTGGTCAGTTAACATACAATCAAGAGATTGGGCCAAACAGTACCAAACCACATCATCCTACACCTACAAGTGGAGTAACGATTGGTTTAGGATACGATATGAAAGAAAAGACACCTCAACAGATTATGAATGATTTAATGGATGTCGGAGTAGAAGAAGATAAAGCTCAAACACTATCTGAAGCTGCGGGACTATCTGGTAAAGAAGCAACGGCATTTACTAAAAAAAATAAAAGCCTAGCTATAACAGATGAGCAACAAAATAAACTATTCACTAAAATATTTGCGCAGTCTATAAAACAAACTGAAAATGATTTAAGAGATATGGACTATGATCCAAGTACATTAACAGAAGAAGAAATAGCCTTATTAGCAGACTATACATACAATGTCGGAACAATAAAAGAGTTTCCAAACTTTACAAGAGCGATAATAAATAAAGACTATGAAAAAGCTAGGAAAGAATACGAGAGAGAATCTGGTGGTAAGAAATTAACACGTAGAAACAAAGCAACTCTATCGTACATTAATGATCTAGAGAAAAGTAAAATTGCATAACATATCTCATCACGGTGTGGTCATTCCAGATCCCACCGTTTGTTTTGGCGACATTGAATACGAACCAAACACTCACGAATATCCCATCGTCTATGATAAACTTAGAAAAGGTTTAGAGAATAATAATATTGAAACATTTATCGATGGAGTTGGTCAACTACATAAAGAAATAAAATCAGACGAACAAGTACAAAAACAACTTACATCAGCAATAAACGGTTTTACACTTAAAGATAAATCTAAGAATATAAAATATAATGGTCCTAAAACATTTGATGACTTAGGATATTATGCAACTACGATAGATACGGATTCCCTTGTTAAATGTTTAGAAAAAGATATTGATGATTTAAAGAAAAGAAAACCAGTACGAGATACACGAATACAAGACAGAATAACAAGCCTACCACCTCAACATGAGATACATGAGAAACTAAATACGATATATTCTAAACTTAATCTTATTAAAAAACCGTATGAAATTACAGATATTAACTTACACATCAGTGATTCTAACGATACATTCAATGAATACTTTCAAAGAGACCAACGTAATAAACCAAAGAATAAACTGTACACATTACACATAGATCCCAAGTATAGTTATATAAAAACTATTATATATTTAAATGAAGTTAAAAGTAACAACGGACCTTTTGCTTATGTTCCAGAAAGTCATAGATGGTATTTCGATGAAGTTGAAATGTTATTCTGTAAAAGTAATCAGTTAGTAAATACACTATCAAACTCAAGTCAACGAAAGTCTAATGCCACACTACCAGTATGGGCACGTAAAAATTCATATTTTTCTAGACAGTTACTAGATGGTGAATATATAAGTGAAACTATATATTCTAAATTAAAACACTTTACAACTGACGAAACTAACTTTATATTATTTGAACCGAACCATGGTTGGCATAGAGGAACTCATGTTGACGATGGAGAACGTATAGCACTACAAGTGATTATGAAACCAAATGAACTTAACTGATAAACTTTCTGACGAAGTGTTACAACGAAGAGTGTTCAATCCATACTATTATGATTTACATACTAAAGAATTTTTAATAGGTAAAACCAAAGACTACATTCCTAAAAATAGTTATGTATTAGATATTGGTGCGGGTGTTGGACAATATACACGATGGTTTGCTAAACATGCCGATATTGTATTTGCATTTGAAGCCGTACCTCCAGTCTACAATCAACTAAAAAAGATAGAAGATGAGTACGATAATGTTACAACACACAATGTGGCTATGAGTAATATGGAAGGTAACCAAAAGTTTTATGTGGATGACAAAAGATTATCAAACTCGTCATTTCAAAATCTTGTCAGTGGTATACCTATAACTGTAGAAACAAGAACCATTGATTCAATGTATGCAAAGACTCTTATACATGGTTACAAGTGTGGGTTTATAAAAATAGATACAGAAGGAACAGAACTTGATGTATTAGAAGGTGGAGAGAAAGTTATAGAAAGAGATAAACCAAACTTAATGATTGAGGTTTATGATAAGTTTAACAAGTATCCAGTAGAAACAACCTTTGAATTTTGTTTTAAACATGGATATGAATGTTTTTATAATCATAGGGGTAAAGGACTTCAACCAGTGAAAGATACTGAACACGGTGTCAAAGTAGCTATAACAATGCCAGACATAACGGATGGCGACTTTTTATTTATACATGGCAGTAGAACTTAAAAATAGTGTATTCATACACGTACCGAAGACTGGTGGACGTTGGATCAAACAAATGTTATTTAGTTATGTAGAGGGCGCTAAAGCTATCGGTGATGCGATATATGACTCACATAATACACCATTCACCCATAAACAACCTTTTGCTTTCCTACGACATCCTATGACGTTTGTACATAGTTTGTTTCATCATAGAGCCAGAAAAAAAGCAAACAAATACGGTGACAAGTGGAATTGGCAAGAAGATATAAGACTTGAACGAAAATGCCAAGCCGAAGACTATGAAACATTCCTGACTAAAATAGTAGAGAATAAGAATGTAGTAAAAGATTATTATGACCACTATACTTTAAATCATTATCCCCATATTCAGTTTGGGTATATGGAAAGATTATGTGATGATCTGATTATGATTATGGATGGTATTGAAGAAAAGTTTGATGAGCCGTCAATACGTACACATAGTAAACTTATTATAGGTGGAAGAGATCCATCTAAGTCTATAACAGTTCAAGAGGCTATGATAAAAGAAGAATATTTAAAAGCTATGTATAAGTCAGAAAAAGAATTATTTGAAAGGCATGAAGTATGGATGCCGTAGCTGACTATCTTAGAGAGAAATTGACGACAACTAAAAATAATTTAAGTGAAACAATAGCAACAGGTTCATCTGAAAATTATGCAGACTATAAGTATCAAGTTGGTATAATAGAAGGCTTGACTATTGCTATCGAAGAACTTAAATTAGCAGAAAAAAACTTATACGAAAAAGGAGAAGAAGACTAGTATGAAGGCAGCAGGAGTAGCAACAGCCATATCTGGCAACGACGAATGGATTACTAATAAAGAATCACCCGATCCAGAGGTGTTACCTAATCTTCCTGGTTATCATGTATTGATTAGACCAGTGTCTATTAGAGAAAAAACTAAAGGAGGTATATTACTTCCAGATAAATTTAAAGATGATGCTCGATACTTAACAACTATTGGTCGTGTTTTAAAAGTAGGCGAACTTGCCTATGCTGACCGTGATAAGTTTAAAGGAAGAGCATGGTGTAAACCCGGCGACTATGTTGTGTATGGTAAGTATCAAGGTGATAAATTCTCTTACAAAGGTATTAGAATGATTCTATTGTTTGATGACCAAGTATTAATGGTTGTACCAGACCCAAAAGACCTTGACCCTAACTATTTGGATATCAGTAAGTAATATTATATAATGAGCTTGTTGACGTAAACGTAACTCGTAACTACGGAGAAAAAATGAACGAAGAAAACAAAACACAAGATGACGGCTACGAAGAAGTAGACGTTACTAAATCCCAAAAAGAAGAACCAGATAAAAACTACGAAGTCGAAGAGACTGTCGAAGATAATACGGTTGAAGCCAAGAAAGAAGAAAGAGAAGAATCAAAAGATTCTGAACCTCAAGAACTTGATGGTATCAATACGGCTGGTGCTGAAAAAAGAATAAGACAACTAATTAAACAACGTAAAGAGAGAGAAGAACAACTTGAAGCTCAAGAGCAAAAGATAGCTGATTTACAATCACAACTTCAAAACTCAACACAAAAGGTTCAAGAAACTGAGAAGGCTAGTTTAGTTAGTTATGAAAATCAACTTAAAGATAAGCTTAAACTTGCAGAAGAAGGATATAAGAATGCTTATGACTCAGGTGATAAGGATAAACTTCTTGATGCACAAAAAGCTATTGCAGATGCAACAACTGAACTTAGAATGGTCGATGCTAAAAGATTCTATATGGATGATCAAGCAAAGAAAACTGAAACAGTTGAGCCTAAGAAAGAAGAAGCTAAACCAACTCAAGAAGCTAAACAACCAACAAAGCTACACAAGTTAGCTAGGGAGTGGATATCTGATAATAGTGAGTGGTATAATAAAGATAGAATTACTACACAAGCCGCACATATTATAAATGAAGATTTATTACAAGAGGGCTTTGATCCAGAGAGTGAAGAGTTCTATACTGAGATAAGTAAAAGGCTAAAAAAAGAAATGCCTCACAAGTTTGGTCAGCAGGAAGAACCAACAAACAAACCTGCTCAAGTGGTTGCTGGAAAGTCACGTACTTCGGCATCATCCAAAGGTAAGATAAGACTATCTCAAGAAGATGTCCGTCTTGCTAAAAAGATGGGAGTACCGCTTGATGTGTATGCTAAAGAAAAAGCGAAGGTTGAGAAAGCCGGGAATGACTACACTACAGTAAATATATAACGTGGATAATGAAAGGTAATAATTGATATGACTACACCAAAAACAAATGACGTAAAAGTAGCGACTCGTTCAGCGCAAAGTACAGCTCGAAAACAAAGAGGTGTATATCAAAAGAAGAATTGGTTAAAGGTTCCTGAAGAGGTAACTAATAGATTCAAAGAAAAAGGACTTATCCTTAGATGGATCAGAGTTTCTCTGAAGGGTCAGTATGATGATCAGAATGTACAGGAAAAACAATTTGAAGGGTGGGACTTTGTTCGACCTGAAGATGTTCCTGAACTCAGCGCTGGTTTCCAAAACCAAGCTGTAGGTAGTCTCGGTAAACTTGTTATCCGTGGTGATGTAGCTTTAGCAACAAACACTATAGAAAATCAAGAGGGATATAAACAACATGTAGATGAGTTTACACAATCCCAAACTGATGCAATCAACAGACAGCTTATGAGTAAGAATGATCCTCGTATGCCAATCTCTAACAACAGTCGATCAAAAGTTACCACAGGTAGACCAACACACTTTGATAAATAAAGGGTGTCGGTTAAAATTTAACTTAAACACTTACTTTTGAAGGAGGAAGAGATGGCAACATCGAAAAACTTTAGAGGACTCCAACCTTCTAGAATGCGTGGCGGTGCTTATAATACCAGTGGTATGAATGAGTACGGAGTAAAAGCAGCTCATGCGACTGCAATTTTCCAAGGTGACTTGGTAAAGATTGTTAGTGGCAAGGTGCATAAAGTCTCAGCCGCAACGGATTTAGTTGCAGGAGTTTTTATGGGTGCTAATTGGGTTGATCCAAACACAAAGCAACCAACCTTTAATAACTACTTTCCAGCAGGTCAAGTTCATCACGGACAAGGTGAAGCGAAAGCTTTAGTCATTGATGATCCAAATGCTACATTCGAAATTCAAGCAGGCGCTTCAGTGGCAGACACTCAGCTTCACTTGAACATGGATGTATCATTAGGTGCTGGATCTACAATCACAGGTATGTCTGGATTTAGCTTAAAAGGCGGATCAGGCTCTGTTCAAGCAAAGACTTTAAGACTTTTGAGAAGGTCTACGTTACCGGGTGAAGCCGCAACTGATGCATTCCCAAATATTGAAGTTAAAATTAACCAGCATAGAGATCACTACGGACTTGGTTCCACGGTCTCGATTGCCAACTTAGCATAGGAGGGAATATATTATGGCTATAAATAGAGGTAATATTGCTAAACAGCTCCTTCCTGGATTAAACGCAGTCTTTGGATTGGAGTATGGCTCAATAGAGGACGAACACGTTCCTTTGTTTGAGATTGAAAACTCGGATAGAGCTTTTGAAGAAGAAGTTCTTTTCACTGGTTTCGGTGAAGCACCAACTAAATCAGAAGGTGCAGCGGTGCAGTATGATTCTGCTTCAGAGTCATTCACTAGCCGTTACTCACACGAAACAGTTGCTTTAGCTTTCGCAGTTACTGAGGAAGCAATGGAAGATAATTTGTATGATACTTTTGCGAAAGTACGTGCAAGAGGTCTTGCAAGAGCAATGGCTACTACTAAACAAGTAAAAGCCGCAAATGTGTTTAACAATGGTTTTAACGCAAACTTTGCTGGAGGAGACGGAGTTGCATTCTTCTCTAACAGTCACCCTGTCGTGGGTGGTACTCAAGACAACTTACTAGCAGCATCAGACTTATCTGAAGCTACACTAGAAACTGCCTTGATTGCTATTCAAAATACACAAGACGACAGAGGTATCTTAACTGGTACACGTGCAGAATCTTTGCACATTCCACCGAATCTACAGTTTACAGCTGAGAAAATCTTAGCAAGTACACTGTCAACTTCGATTGGTGTGAATCCTACCACAGCAGCAAATGGAGCTACAAACTTGAACGATGTTAATGCAGTACGTTCAATGAGTATGCTTCCTAAAGGCTACTTTGTAAATCATAGGTTTACAGATACCAATGCGTACTTCATTAAAACCGATGTTCCAAACGGAGCTAAAATGTTCGTAAGAGCACCATTAGCTACAAAAATGGAACCAGACTTTGATACTGGTAACTTGAGATTCAAAGCTAGAGAAAGATATAGCTTTGGTTTCAGTGACTGGAGATCATATTACGGTTCTGCGGGAGCATAATCTAACTAGTAAAAGGGGTCTTAACAAGCCCCTTTTATTTATAAGGAATTAAATATGGCAACAAATATAAAATCAAGTTTTGTCTCAGCTACTGGTACGATTGATTCAAGTTCTGGTCGTATAAGAGGTTATAGTTTTGTAAATAATTCTACATCTATTAAAGAACTTACATTAAGAGATGGTGGCGCTACTGGTGACATCGTTTTAAAAGTTCAACTTAATAGTGGTGGCGCAACGGATCAGTATATTGAAGATGCTGGTATTCGTTACGAAACAAATTTACATATAACTGTACCTACAAGTGCAGCTGGTACAGTCTTTACTGGCTAGACTTATGGCTACTCGTAAAAAGAAAGGCATGGGCATAAAGTCCAGTGTCAAATCTGGTAACTTTAGACCTACGAAACAAGGCGCAGGTATGTCGGCTAAAGGTGTCGCCGCTTATCGTCGTGCTAATCCGGGTTCTAAATTAAAAACTGCTGTTACTGGTAAAGTCGCAAAGGGTAGTAAATCTGCGAAAAGAAGAAAGTCATTTTGTGCACGATCTGCGGGTCAAGCCAAGATGCATAATGTTAACTGTAAAAAGACACCAAATAAAAGAATCTGTCAAGCAAGGAGGAGATGGAAATGTTAGATATTAAAATGATATGGATGAAGATTAAAGAAAAGTGTATAGAGTATTGGCCACATAAATGTAAGAAAGATGTTATCATCGCTATTCTTGCAGGTTTACTGGTATGGTGCTGGGTATTTTAGAATGACTAACAAAGAATTAACTGATATTAAACTTGAGTTAACTCGTCACATTGAAAGAGAAGCACAACTTCGTGAAGATGTATCTGAGTTAAAAGAAGATATGGGTTGTGTAAAACGTTCTATATTTCAAGTTAAGTGGTTAGTTGTTGGGGCTGTGTGCGCTACCATAGTTATGCAATCTGGAGCATCGGCTGTGATTGCAAAGATACTTATAGGTATTTAATATGGTAATAAGTCGTGCTAATATAGGACAACAAATAACAAAACCACCGAGTAAACCAAAGAAACGGAGGAAGTATGCAAGTAACAAAAAACGTCGTAAAGTTTAATAAATTATTAGTTAAGATTCCAAAGGCCACTAAAAGAGTTTGGGATTTATCAGAAAACAGATGGGGATACAAGTATGACAAAGTTATGTCCTAGAGGTAAAGCTGCTGCTAAACGTAAGTTTGCAGTATATCCCTCAGCTTATGCAAATGCATATGCGTCAAAGATATGTGCGGGTAAGATAAAAGATCCTAGTGGTAAGAAGAGAAAAGATTTTAAAGGACCAAAGCCTAGTAAAGCTGGTGGTGGTAAGATTAAATTAAAGAATGGTGGCATAGCTCGTGGTTGTGGTAAAGTTATGAACAACCGTCGAAAAGTAACTAAGTA